TGACAACGAATCGAAGATCCACAAATCAGGGTACTGTCCGTTGCGCGACCGGTTGAGCGCGATCCGCTCAATGATCGGGCGAGCCGTGGTACTGTCCCAGGTCGTGCCGATATCGGTGAAATCAGTGGTCGCATTGAACGTTGACGTGCGCCAGTTGGCAACGTCCGCTCGGCTGATGCCGCCATAGATGCCCGCATTCGGAACAATCGGGATGGCTCCACCCAAGCCGACCATCTGCCGACCGCCAGAGCCCGTGCCGTCACCGACCAGAGAGGTTTCGAATTCCTCTTTGACGCTCTTTTCCGCAGCACGGACATAGAACGACATCAAGTCGATGATTTCTTCCTCGCCCCGGGTGTATAGCAGTTCGGTCCCGGTGAGTGAGAACATGGACACAACGCGCGACCAATTGAACACGGCCGAGTTGAGCAGTTCTTTCGGCGTGATCTCAATCTTGTCGTAGCCGGTGAACCATTGAGCGGTCAATTTGTCGAACTCGATTGGAATGCGAAGTTCGGGGCCGCCGGCGCGCTTCACCTGAATGCGGCCCTGATCCCGCAGGATGCGGGTGAGCGGAGTCGCATTATAGACAATATCCTGAATTTTCCGCTGCCGCTTGGCAACAGCCGCCGTCAGGAGTTGGCGGTAATGGCGATCGTCAACGATCGGCATTGCTGCATCCTTTCATGATGTCATGCGCTGATGCGCCGCAGTTCCTTGCGAAGCATCTTGCTAAGGTCTTCGTCTTCGGCGTCATCGATTTTGGTGTCTGAACCATCGTCGGGAGCGCCACGGATGGATTTCTGACCAGCGTCAAGCTTGGCAGGACGGTCAGGGACAACGGCAGCCGGCGCCGACTGTGTGTCTTGGGAAGCCGACATGGAGCGCGGATTGATCCGCTCAGCCATATCATAGGCAGCCTCAAGACGTTCAGCCGGGCTCAGAGACGTTGGAATCTTGCCGGATTGCAGGAACAGCGCGATGTCGTTCTGCAATTCGTCAAAGCGGGGGTGCGAAGCTCGGAACGGCTGAACGACCGTCAAGGCCGCCTGCTCCTGCTTCATGGCCGCGATCTCCTGACGGAGCTGCACGACCTCACTAGAAACCTGATGAACAACCGGATCAGGCGCGGTCTGCCGCGGTGCCGTATGCAAATCCGGATTGTTCAGAACGTGCTCGGCATACTGCTGCGGAGTGATCCCACGCGTTGCCAGAATTTCGCGCATGGCAGTCGGCAGGTCGGACTGCAACAGCCCGTCCAGCCGGGTGTAACGATCCAGCGCGTCATAGACGTTGGTGTTATGCTGTTTTGCCATTTGCTGGAACTTGTCCAGCCTGGTCCATTCCTCATGCGAAGTGCGATACTGCTGCACCTCTGCATCGTGCTCACGCGAGATGCGATCAATAGCCGACTTGACCACGTTCGGCACATTGGCCCACGCTTCCCGCTCCTTGGGGAGAAACCGGGCAGGCGGTTCATAATGCTGTCGCCCCTCAGACTGACGACCGCGCTCCGAACCATCCTGCCCGGTCGCGGCCTCGTCGGGCGCGCCCTTCTGCTCTGCCTGTTGAACAGGCTTTGCGTCCTCTGACTTCTCGGCCTTGGCGAACTTACCGTCTTCACTTCGTTGACGCTGCGGCTTGTCTTCCGTCTTCTCGCCCTTGTCGGGCTTCACTTCTTTCTCGGCTTTCTCGTCGTCCTTGGTTTCCGGCTTTTCTTCTTTGACCTCAGGCTTATCTGCTTTCGCGTCCTCACCCTTCAAGCGGGCAAGTTCGGCCTCAAGCACCGATTCAACCGACCCTTCAGCCGGATCAGCCAGATTTGGGACACCTCCGCCGCTCGTGCTCGGGACGGTTTCGGGATTCAGTACCGTTGACGGCGGCTCAAGCGCCACTGTCCCCGGCTGCGTGACAGCCTGGTCGTTCATTTCGGATATCCTTGTCTGAGGAGGATTCTGAGGAGGATCTAATTCTAGTCGTCTAATGAGACGACTTCCGGCAGTTTGCCAGCCTTCACGTCCGCTATAGCCTCGCGAACGTCCTTGCGAAGTTCGGCTTCGCTTGTTCTGTGCTCAACCCACCGCATTTCATCGTTGCCGAGCTCAATGAAGTCTTGCCCATACGGGTTGCCGCTGGCTTTGTGAGAGGCCGAAAGCGCTCGTTTCGACGTGTACCACTTGCCGTTCGCGCATGACTGTACGGGCTCCGCAAAGTCACTGATGATCATTGGGCATGGCAGGCTAGAGCGCTCTGCACGCGGCACAGGCACCTTGCGAAACACCCGATGCCCGTCACCGCGATCAAACCATGCGTATGACATCAGGCTTTCAGCGCGGTCACGATATCGGCAGCCGTGGACGAGCCGGTCAGGGCCGCGATCTCAGCCTTGGTCTTGATCGCGTCTCGGGCATCCGCATCGGTATAAGCCACACCGGAAACCGCAGCATCGATCTGAGCTGCCACTTCCTTCGCAAGCTCGGGGACCATACCGAGCTCAACCAAACGCCGCACGTTAGCCATTGTGAATTCCTTTCATCAGGCCGTGGTGATTGCAGTGATTGCACCGTCAACAACGGTGAATGTTACGTCCTTCGATACGCCATCAACATCCATGGTGATCGTCTGACCGTCCGACACACCAACAGCCGTCCCGCCGACCAGCGTGACCGGCGCACCCATCGGACCCGGCGTCACCGGAGTGCCGATATTGGTGATCGTGACAGGAATGCCGCCAATCGCCATTACGCCGTCTCCTTCGCCGCCTGACGCTCGGCAAGCGCCTGTTGCCGATCGCCGCTACGCTCGCTGTAATCCTGCTGTCTATCCGCCCTATCCTCGCCACGGTCGGCGCGGGCTGCCTCTTGGGCGCGGAAGACGGCGTCACGCTCTGAATTCTGAGCCGTCATCGCTTGATCCGTTGACCGCAACTGAACATCGGACGCGACCTTGAAATCTTCGCGGTCCTGCGTCCGATTGTCGTTCTGAGCATCAATGCCCATCTTTTGAATTTCGGCCATGATCTTCTGAATCTGCGCGTCGGTCAGATCAACCTTGGCCTGCAAACCACCGAGTTCAAGCTTGAGCTTCGCCTCGCGTTCGGCTGCTCCTTGCTGGGCCTCAGCTGCCTTTAGCTGCATGTCCTGCATCTTGCCCTGAGCGTCGGCCTGCACCTTGGCAATCGCTGCCTGCGCCTTCTGCAACTCAGCCTCAGCCAGTTTGTTGTTAGCCTCCGCCATCGCCTTGTTGGCGTCGTCATCGCCGCCCTGAGCCATCGCAGCCGCCATCTGCGGCGCGGCATCAATGAAGTCGTCAATCACCGAATTGAGGGAGCGGCCGACACGATATGGCTGCAACGCGAACTTGAACACCTCGCCAGCCAGTTTCGCAGCCGCCGGACCCATCGTGACGAACGAGGTCAGCCCGGTTGCTGCCTTGGTGAACACCTCAAGAAACTCGCCACGGCTGGCCTTCTCCTGTAATTCGTCGGTCAGCACCGTCGAATCCGTCTCAATCTCGAATGCGAAGCTCCGCGCCCGATCATCACGGAGTAACTTCATCACGTCTTCGATCGAAACCTGATCGCTGGCCTGTTTCAGCATCGGGCCATATTTCGAGATGACCTGTTGCTGCGCCTGCTGGAACTGCTGTTCGGCCTGCTGCGGATTGACCTGCTGGCCCTGCTGCTGAGCCTGTGTCGCCATTTGCTTCGCCCTTTCGGCCAAGCTTTTCAATTCCTCCTTGGCGTCGCTCTCAATCTCATTCACCTTGGCCGCGATCTCAGCCTTGGTCGGGATATCCATCTGGCTCATGTCCAGAAGCGTGTCCTGCGAAAAGTTCTCGGCCATGATCTCGGCCGCGATCTGCGTCACGTCACGCGCAATGCGCTGTAGCTCAGTCACCTTGTCGCGAATGCGGACGCTACCGTATTGGCTCTTGAGTTGTTGAGCGCCTAACGTTTCATCGGCCTCGGTCTCGCCGCGCATGATATCCGAAATGCCCGACAGCCGGTCGTAGTCGGAGAACAGTTCGCGACGCGCCTCGATCAACCCGACAATGGTCTCAGCCACCTCCTTGATCGGCAGATGCACCATGACATTGCTCTGCCCGCTGGCAGTCAGCGCGGCTGCCGGCACCGGAATAAATATTGTGTCATCCTGCTCACGAACTGCCTGCTCGACAGCATTGCCGATATCGCCGCCAGCAGGGATCAAGACCTTGAGCTTGACGCAATCAAGCAGCGTGTAGATGCGCCGGGTGAGCTGGTTGATCTTGGTGAAGTGGCCGGCGTAGCGGACATAATCTGGCACCGGAAGCAGTGTGCGAGGCTTCAACGTGCCATAGGCCGGCTTTGGGCAAGGAAAGAAGCCTTGCAGTTTTAAATGCGGCTCATTCTCATCCAGAATGACCTCAACGCCCTCGGCCACCCAATAGACCTTATTGTCGGCCTTGTGCCAGACCTCCCAAACACCCGCCTTACCCTTGTTCTCCTTTTCCTCACCCTCACCGCTGCTCAGCGTGGCTTTCATGTAGGCATCGCCCGATGCCTTCTTGAATCTCTTGCGTAATTCATTTCGCGTCAGCCAAGAGCGCTTGGAAACCCATGGTACTTCCGACCATTTACGAGCCAAGCCGTGCAGAAAGTCCTTGCGATCAGCATGTTCAACACAAACCCGCTGTCCGCCGCCCTTCTCATCGGTCTCGTAAACACACCACAACTGCCCGCGATTATAAAAAATCAGGTCATCACGCGTGCAATACATCGCCTCGTCGAGGCCATTGCGGTAGAAGTCTGATGTAACAGCCCGCTCCAGCAGTTCAGCTGTTGTATTCGGGACGGGCCGACGATCCTTGAATAGCGGCGACACGACAGGCTTGGGTGGCCGGGCATAAACAGCTGGCTTCAATATCTCCATCGAAGCCCAGAACAGATCGTAGTCAGGGTCTCGCCAGTTTGCGTCCTCGAATTCTGATTTCGAATAGATATCGTCAATCGTGTCGCACAGCCCCTGCCATGCATTGAATTGACGCTCAGCCTTTTTGATTGCCGCGAGAAGACGTGCGGACGACTTCGGCTCGTCCTTCACCTCCAAGGAGTCTGTGTCGGTCTCGTCAGTATCGTCCAGCATTCATCTGCCTTTTCTGGCCGGGCAAGGGCGGAGCAAGCGCATAGCCATCTTCGACCGCGTAGATAGGCTTAGGCGCCGACGGCTTCGCCTGTGGTATTTCGCGCCAAGCCAACGCCAGGTAGCGAAAGGCGTCAGCCAGATGCGACGCCCAATCGTGAATCTCGTTCTCTTTGAACGTCTTCTTGTCGTCGTCCCATTCACGCCGATATTGCTCTAGCGCGGCGATGCCATGTTCCTCGCAACGCTCATGGAATACACAGCGCGGGAGAGTCCTGCGTGCCGCGTTGATACCATCCAGTTTCGACGCCATCGGCACGACCTGAGGGTTGAGACCATAGCCCTGCATCGTCTCAACCCGCGTCCGGCCCGTTCCCCACTCCTTCACACGAGCATCGTGCGGCACAAAATCAATCGCTGGCAGCTTATTGCCCTTATGGATGTTCCAGCCTCGTTCTTTGTCTCGCTGCTCAATCACTGTGGCAAAATGATCCACACCAACGCCATTGGCTGTGTAGCAGTCGAGCACGTAGACTTGCGTTCCAACGACCTGAAACCACCAGATGGACGTGTCGTCACGAACACCAATGTCCCAGGCCCGATGCACCGGCCTGTCAGGAATCGCGTCAATCTCCGCTATTCGACCTTCCTTGCGGACGCTGACCATCTCCCGCGCATAGAAAGCGCCGAGAATCGCTGCATTGAAACTGCATTCGTATTCCTGCTCGAATTGAGCTCGGCCTAAATCCTCGCCATAGAGTGCTATGTATTCAGCCAGAGATTCCTCTAGCTGCTGCGCGCTCATAGCCCCCGTGGCGTGGATGCTAGAAAGCTCCGCGAACCAGCGCCCACCTCGCGCCATGTCGGCCTTAGCCATATCGTACAGCGCTTTAGCGTGGTTTCGACCGCGCGGCGTGGTGATGAACGCCGCCCACCCGCCGTTTTCCTCGATCATCGGTCGGATGTAGCCCCAAGCACTCGGATTGCAGAGCGCCCATTCAGAAAACGTCACGCCAGCAATGCCAGCGCCAACTAGGCTGTTGTACCGGTCTGACCCAATAACCTGCCACGTCGAGCCATTCTTGAACCGGATGAACATCTGCTGTTCATCCTTCGATGAACGCAATTCCTCTGGGAATGCCTCGTCAATTCTCCGCTTTCCAGTATGCGGGTTCACCGCTGTCCAGATCGCCTTGCGCGCCTGCTCATACTCGGGCAAGCAATGCCAATAACTTGCAACCCGCTCATGAGCGGCAATCGCCGTTCGGTGCAGAACAAGATCGTCCTTCCCCCAACGGCGGTGAGCAATTTCAATTGCGCGGTCGCCACCACGTTCCAGGTATGACCACAGTGGCAATTGATAGCCACGAGGCTTCCACCCATTAGGAAGCTGGATCGCCGGCATATCGCACGATGGTGATCTTCAAGGGTCCGCCATCGCCGTCGGTGTGGGCGATGCTCGCCAGCTTCGGGTGCACATACGGCGCGGCATCCCGAGCGCATTCTTGCGCCAGCTGACGAAAGCCGGCCGTTTTTTTCACTTGAGCCAAGAGCGCCTTGAACTGTTCCTCTGGCGTCTCGGCAGTGACGCTGCCAGTAAATTCAGCGGCGGTCAGCCCTTCAAGCACCGCCTCGGCATCTAACGCCACCTTCTGAAAGTGGCGCATGTTTTCAAGCATGACTTCGAGCGGCGTTTGCCCTGTCGCGATTGCTTTCTCGGCTACCTCACGCGTGCGCTTGGTTACAGCACCGATTTTCCGGCCTGAACCTTCCCGTTTGCCGCCGCGCGCCATGTTTGATTTCTTTGATTACGTTTGATTGTTTTCAATCTTCCGCGCTTCCCACTCGGTCACGCGGTATCGCTTGATCTTGGCGATCTGTCCTGTTGCGAGGACAGGCACCTCAACCTCGTCCATCACGTCCCATCGCTTCGGCGTGTAGGCAATCAGTTGTCCATCAACGAGATGGACCTTGGCCTCGGTAAGGTCTGACGTGACGTGGCCGAAATAGGTGTGAACGGGCTTCATCGCCATGCTTTCTGCACCTGCTCTAGAAACCAATCAGGCCAAAGCGCACCTGCTTCAATCTTCGGCGCCCCACCAATTGGCTCAAAATCATCCAGCCGCATGTGGTCTCCTATGTGCAGGTTACGCGTCGCGCGGTAACCCTGCCCATCTGGGCCGCTGATGACCTGATCCTTGATGAACAGAGCCATCCCCTCACCTCAAAAGAAAACCCCGCTCGTGGCGGGGTGTGAATGGTCCGGCGTGCCGCTCCAACCTACCGACCAAGGGAGCGCCTATGCACGGTCGGCATGGGCTCCCAACTCTACCGGTCCCGGGGAGCGTGTGCTTCTTGAACCGCTAGCCACAGCGGTCCGGTTTTAGTCCTGAATCAAAAGCGCCCGCGAAGCTGATCCTCCGGGCGCAATTGCGTATCATCTATTTCGCACGGGAACTCATCTGAAGTGATTTGTCAATACCAAAAAACGTCACCAGCTTGTCGAGGCCACTTTTCAACACCTTCAGCGTTTCAAAATCAGCGACCGGCCTATCAAGAATGACGTGTTCCTTGACCGCGCGCGGCGCTCGATTGCCGGCCTCGCCACAAGCCTCGAATGCGCGTCGGCTCCGCTCCTTGATTTTCTCCGCTTCCTCCGATGTGATTTCCCGGCCATTAGAGCCGCGTACATTCGTTAGATCGATCGCCCGAGGATGGGGACTCTCGGCGTCGTAAACCGCACGGAGCGCCG